GAAATAAGAAGGGCTTCTTTTGTAGGAGTTCCTCCGTACTTATCAACAAAAGTTTTTATAGACTGAAAGACTGCACGATCTACCCTATCAAGAAAATATTCCTCTTGCAGAAATGGAAGAGTCTTTTTACAAAAATCAGGATCGTTTAGCAATCCTGACAAAATAGTATGTTCGATTTGGCTCACTCAACTTCGTCCTTTTCGATTGATGATGTTTCATGCGATCCATACATAAATTCTTTCTTGACAGCCTCTTCTAGTTTAGCCATTATATCAACTGTGAAATACTTTTCGGGATTCTTGTAAATCTGACTCTCGAAAGCCTTATCGCCATTGGGAAATTCTATGCGAGTCGAAACCTTTTTGACAATGTTGTATTTGATAGCAATGTCGAGCAAACCATAATACTTGTCGAGTCCGCTGTCGTAGTTCAAACGAACATCTACCATTTTATTTTCCTTGGTGAATCGTCCCTTGTGTAACTTGCAATGAATTATGTTTCCAACAACTTCTCCATCTGCGTTCTTATCTTTTCTTTTTGAAAGATAAATAATAGTGGAGGCTGCGTACTTTAAACCAGAATTATGAGAAACCAAACCATTTTCTAAAATGTAATGCGAGTCCTCGTCCACTCTGATATCATATACATCTTGATTTGAGTTTTTCTTTACCGATTTCACTGTCATCAATTTCATACTATCTCCTCTATGTTAGTAATTTTGTAGTTCTTCCAAAGATAATAAAATCTTGGATTGTTTAATTTAGCACCCAACGCTTCACTCTTACCCAAATGCAAACCCAACTGCCTTTTATATTTAAATATTTTTACCGAATTGTCTTCAAAAGTAACCCGAATAGGAATACTTCTTTTTTCTCTTATTGTTCTTTTAGTTTCTTCTGTGTGTTTTTTTCCATAAAATGGATTATCACTTCCAAATTTTGGGTTTAGTAAATTTGCTTCCTTTATTTTTTCTATGGATTCCTTGGTGTGTTTTTTTCCATAGAAGTGATTGTCTTTTCCAAAATGTCCTTTTCCATAGAATGGATTATTCTTTCCAGAAGTCAGTTTGGAAATTCTTATTTTTGTTTTTTCGTAAAGTTTACTGTAAAATCTAACATTTCCTTTTGAATGACTTCTTCGCATTGCATGAAAACCAAAAGCCATTTTGGTTCTGTGTTTTGGATTACGAACCATCTTTATTAACAACAAGTGGCAAATGTAATGCTCTTTCGCAGTAAGTAATACTTCGTTACTGATATTTCTTTCTCCGCCAAGACATTTTGGTATTATGTGATGGTTTTCGTAATATATCAATCCTCTGCATCTATCTTTAGACTTGGCTTTCTCGATAATATTAGTATACCATTTTGTGTATTTGTTGTCAAAGAATAATTTTAGCATAGGTGATCTCCTATACTATCTATATATTTTAGTCCTTGACCACCGCCTTGTATCCATTAATTATATCTTTTGCTTCTGTCCAAATCATTTCATCGTCCATCTTGATCAAAAATTTGTGTTCCGGTGTGCAATTGACCACAGAACCATCTTCAAACTCTATAGTGACGGTTTCTTTGTTTTGATATTTGAATGTTTCCAATACCTTTTGGTTTCCAAACAGAGTAATAACAGAATCACCAACACACACATCTTGTATGTTTTTCATCTTCAAATCAGACATACGAATTTTATGATTTTCTGTGAGACAACCACCAGACATTTCTTTAGTTGGATACATTGATCCCATAGAATCATATGTGTGGTTTGTTAGTACCAAAGGAATTCCAGCATGACCTAATTTCAATGTTAAAACACGAAAAGTGCTTTTGACAACTTGTGCTCGTGTCATGTCCTTTGTTTCTTTTCCTTCTGCTGTGTCATTCATTTCTTTTGTAGTAGACAACATACCCAACGAATCCAAAACAACCATAATAGGATTTCGTTTTTCCTCATCCTGTTCAAGATACTTGTCTGCAATGGTGATGAGTTGGTTTCGGAAATCCTCTACTGTTGCCACAGGAAAGATGCCTATGCGAGTTGTGTCAATTCCACGATTTGAAATCATGTCAGATGTAACGGCTGACTCTGTGTCAAAGTAAAGAACAATAGCATCCTTATTATCTGACAGAAACTTTGAAACCATACCAAGAGCAAACCAAGTTTTGCCAGTTGCGGATTCTCCAGCGAGAGCAAGAATTTTGTTATTTGGAAACCCACCATATAGACTTCCAGAAACCAAAGCATTGAAACTATACGAACCAGTATCAATGAAACCTTTTACATCACTTCCACTAATGCCATCACTAGCAATAGTTGCATATTTGTTACCAGACGCTTTCAAAACATCATTAAGATTCATTTTATCTCCATTTCTTTTTTTTGTTCATCAATGTAAACCATTTCGGCTTCGTGTTCTCGTATTGTACCGATAGAAGCCTTCTTGTCAAGGATTAATCGCTTCATTTCTTCGAATAACCACTCACGCCGAATGGTTAGAAGTTTCAAATAATATGTTGTGTTTATCATACAAGTTTCAATGCAGGTCGAGTTACAGCATCAGATGGAACAACAAGACCAGAACCGAATGCTTGACTATATTCATTTAATAATTCTGTGATTGGATCGGCAGAAAACAAAACAGCATCGGCAGGAACCGTAATTCCATTGGCTTGTTTCACAGTAGCCATCCAAGGAACAATTGCCATATTTCCACGATACTGTCCATCCTTCGATGGAACAGGAACAAGCAAACATGGATCTTTCAATACATATGCGGATATTAATGAACCACCGCTATTGAAGGTTGTTTCCACAGAAGCAATAATTTCTTCACCACTACGCATTTTTAAAATCTTCGTTGACATAATAAATTCCTTTGTAAGAGAGGTTACCTATAGATAGGCGAGTTTAAGAACAGATAAGACAAAAACAGTTAACAAAATAATGAGTCCAACGATCCTTTTTCTACAATATTCCAACCAATAGCATTGGTGATTGTTTCAAGAGGATGTAGAAACGATTTTTCAAATTGATCCTTGAAGTTCACATATTTGTGACATTCAAACTCTGGTGGAAGTGTGGTTGTAAATCCAATCACGGCATCTCCGATTGGATTGGGAGTTTTGAGATGAAGAAACTTCATCTTCTCTCCTTCTCCGATTGTTCGATATTTCTTTTGCAGTTTTAATGCCTTTAGTTTGTTGTTGTAGAGCAACGCCGCTTTTACAGCAATCGGCGTTCCTTTTTTATATCCAATTTTAGCATCGGCATATTCGGATAGTCGGGAAACTGATCTTGGAAATGCAATAGACTCCACAGGCAATTTGTAAAACTCCTTCTCAATATCTTTTACAAATGTTTGTAGTGTTGTTTCGTTTTGTGTAAGAATCATATTCACAGCCCTTTTCAACTCTTTGCGAACAAATGCAGGAGTGCTTGATCGACTTGTTTCCACGCCCATTATCTTAATCTTGGGTTCTTTGTATCTGACTCCTTCAGAATCCCATACAGAAAGCATATAGCGTTTCTTGGCAGTCCATACGCCTTTCTCTGCAATAACTTCCCGACCCATCATCATTGTGTTCTTGTAAGCATTCATTAATTTATAGAGATTGTCGAACTCTTTCTCAATGTGTGGTTGAATGACTCGATCACAAAATTTGTTGAGAAAGTCTACGATTTTGTTTGAATCTCGTTCGCCCTTGAAGGACTCTTCGACCGCCTTGCCGAGTCTCAAATATACAGAATCGGTATCGGAGGCAATTACATAGTCTTCGCCTTCGGTCTTCAAAATACGATTAAGAAATTTATTGATGCCATCTGCAATCCATTGAATATGAAGTTGTCCCGATAAGGTAATAGACTCTGCAAGTTCCAAATCATACCATCGACTATACTCATTTCCGAGTGCGCCATAACAACTATTTAATTGAATTTTCCTGCATAATTGAAAGTTCTTATACTTTGAAATCTCATATTCAATAGACAACTTTACATTCCCTGCCGTATTGGGAGGCAACGCTTCGAGTCGTTGTTGTGCGTCGATCATTTTCTTCTTGAACTGTTTGCGTTCCTCATACATCTTTTCCATGAGTTCAGGCAAGAATCCTTGCTTAGTTCTAACATATGCCACACCATTAGCGGCAATTGAAAGATTATCCTTCTTTCCGTTATTCAGATATTCTATAGAATCATTGCGAGTCTTTGTAATCTCTCCTCTATTGTGACTCAAGATAGACTCCGCAGAAATAGTTCCTCGTTTATAGGATTTCATTTGCGATTTCGTTTCAGGAGACAGATTATATTGACAGATCAACATTGGATAAAGACTAGCAAGATCATAACTCACAACCCAATCATGCATTCCTATCAATGGATCTTTGACATATGCTCCTGCGTATTGATCATCCTTCGCTGTGTGCTTCTTCTGTGGCACAACCATCCCCTTTCCCATAAGATGATGGTGGATGATGGCATCCCAAGTCTTGACTTGCGAGAAAACATCTTCAAGATTTACACGAGCAGAATATGCCATTGCCACGGCAAGTTCAAGCAACTTTAGTTTGTCTTCCAATCGACCAACAAGAGCAACATCTTTCATATTATATTCAATGAATTTCTGAAAGTTCTTGGTATAGAACTCTTGAATGGTTTCGTATTCTGCGTAGGACATCTTCTCTTCGCCTAATTCAATCAGCGAAATGTGATTGAGAGCATATGATTCTTGATTTGTATATGTGAACTTTTGATAGAGTTCCAAATAATCCAATGTAGCAATGCCATCAATTGTATAGGCTTTCTGATCTCTGCCCATACGATTCACAATAGTCTCACGAAGCCTACCCCACGGAGACAGAGCATTCTGTGATCCTTCTTCGAGATGATTCATACGAGCAACAAGGTATGGAATATCGAAGAATCGAACATTCCATCCTGTAACAATATCGGGATCAAGTGTCTTCCACAAACTGGCGAATGCCATTAGTAAATCTCGCTCATCATCGAATTCAAAATACTCTGAATTCTCTACATGAAATTCACCAAGTCCATAGACATGAGTTTTGTCGCCCATTGTAATGGTGATGGCAATAATCTTCTCAATGGGATTATCTATAGAAGGAAAGCCACTCTCACAAGAAGTTTCAATATCCAAGTTCGCAATACGAAGTTTAGAAAAATCATACTCAACATCGTTTGGAAACTCATTATATAAGTATTGATATACAAAACTAGTGTTGCCATAAACTTCATATCCTTGAATATCTTTATACTTATCAATAAACTGACGAGCCTCGTACACATTTTCAAATTGAATTGGTTCTACAGGATTGCCGTGAATAGTAGTGAATTCACTTGTTTCTTTGTTTGATTTTACATAGAGAGTAGGACAGAACGGAATCTTTTGTTGAATCCGTCTGCCGTTGCTATGTCCTCGATAGAGAATATTATTTCCACGAACAGAAACATTAGTATAAAAATCCACAGAGTCTCCTTTTATCGTTCTACCAATGCAATCCAATCTTGATGCACCATATCATTACCATCGTATCCTTGTCCTTTGTTTTGTGTTCTGTCCCACAAAACACGATCTCCAACACAGATATCTTCAGTAAGTATACCACCAATCGAGACAACTGTCCCCCAAATATACTTACTTTTGATTATTTCATTGTATATAATACCCGATTCTGTTTTAACAGAACCTCCGAGATGCGATTTTACACATACCCATTTTCCAAGTGGTTTAAACTTACTCATTTTCAAATACTCCTTCTAGTGTGTTTTTGCCAGCGGCGCAATACATTTTGGACAAGGATACTGCTTGCCGAATCTAGCGTCTGTAACAGTTTTAGTTCCACCGCAACAATCATATTGTTTGGTATCAGTTTTTTTCGGATAACTTTGCTCGCCGTACAAGCACTTCAATTCCTTTTCCATAATGTAAGCGTATCTGTGTTTTTGAGTTCTATTGATCCATACGCCTTGTTTATCTTTTGTTGCGCCACGAGGATTC